CGAACATCTATGTGGCATTTAATTATCCACATACTTTTTCAATACATTCTTGTAGAATGCTTATTAAAAGTAGTTTACTTGCGTTTATTTTGCGCATTCGAGGATTTTATTCTGATTTATCATCTAATTGTTATTATTTGATCATTTGCTATATGATTATTCTAAGTATAGTAGTTATTTCTGTAGAATACGTTTTGTCCCTTTAACGTTATAAAGGTCAATTTTATTTGTTATCCATTTTATATTTTATATATTAACTCATCTATAGTGCACACTAGAGTGCACTTACATATTTTATTTGCATACACGTCTATATTTCTTGTGTTGTATTTCTTTATTTCAAAATTTTTAAAAATGTTTAAACAAAATTCTTTAGTAATTTCTGTACTTTTAAGAAATTACGTTTGCGGGTATCACACTGCCCGCACCAGTCACTTAGACTATAAATATACTTAAAACCCCCTTAGAGATTTTTATTTATTTATGTCTCTTTAAATATTGAAGATAACGTCCTTCTTTAATACTTGAATATAAATATCAAACTCACAAGAGTAGCTCTTGTGTTCTGGATATATTATATATACAATTTCCCGAGTTAGGAAATTAACTTTTTGAAGATCCCGATAGTCTACTTTGTCTTCTCTAACGAATTTGAGATTGACAATTTAGATGAATAGGAAAATTACCAATCAGTTTTCCAGACTAACCAGCGTATTGGTTTCACTTTTTAGTGAAATTCTAAATATATTAATATAGAGCTTATAGGTCGTAAGCTTAGTAGTACTATTTATACGTACTATGATACATCCAGTGACGGCGAATCTTTCTATTTATGATTACTATTAAATCTAATGAAAAAACCAATTTACTACAAAACACCTCCACTATTGGAGAAACCCCAAATCCAAAATTTCCCTCCTATTCTGACATTATTTTTAATGGTTGGATTAAGGAATGTGAAGACCATTTATTATATATCACTAACCCTAAAAGACCTTTTTTACTTCAATCAATATATGACGACGGTAAAGCTGCAACTTGGTTAAATGAGAATTGTTCTAATTTACCGAAAAATTTGCAGGATTCCGATTGGATTATCAAACTTATTGAAGATATTACCACTTTCTTCTTTATCATAAGTGAGGCTCATTCTGATGGACAATTTTCCAAAAAACGAATTATTTTTGCTTGCACTACATTTGCAAAGTTGCGAACTGAAGGAAGTCTAATAAATAGTGTTATATTCAAAAATTTGTTATCTTTTTATGATTATATTTTTGATGAGCCTCATGTCCAAGGTTTTGAAGACCATTTTCGAACTTGTAGAGAGCTGCTCGGAAAATATGAAGATTTTAAAGATGCTATCATTTTTAAGAAGCTATACCGTGTCATGATGTATGCCATGAGTTTGTCAGTTTTTGATAAACTCGGACTCACATTTGACCGATGTGGTTACACACATTTTGAAGCTGAAGCTATAAAAAAGAAGTTTACAGCTGGACCAGATTTAATTTATGTGCTACTTGATACTCTTCTTTTCCTGTGTGAACGAGGATTTCAGATACTTAAAACGGGTCAAATGCAATACATTTTCCACAGTGGCAAAACATATTCTGAATTTTATGATCAACATGTGCTTCTTAAACGACAATCTTTACTTTTGGCTAATCCTGAGGCCCATGGCTTTAAGGAAAGCACTTTCTTGGCAAATCTTGATGACTCTATTGAAAAAGGTAATTGCATATTGAAACATACAGCGAGAATGTCAGCGTCGGATAAACGTCTTTTTCAAAATATGGTTAGTGAATTGCAATATATTCGAGATGATCTTTATACTATGAGAGCTGCGCGTGAAAACAGGCGCGCTCCTTTTTCTATGTTGATTTTTGGAGAATCCGGTATTGGTAAATCAACTATCAAGGATATTTTCTTTCATCAATATGCCAAGATTAAAAATCTTGATAGCGATCCATCTTTTTGTTATACACGTAATGCTGCCGCAAATTTTTGGGATGGTTTTAAAACCTCTCAATGGGCACTAGTCTTAGATGATATTGCTGCAATTCATCCGAATAAGGCCCCGAGTGGTGATCTCACTCTTAATGAGGTCATTCAAGTTATTAATAATATTCCGTTTTGTCCGGATCAAGCATCACTCACCGATAAAGGTCGAACACCATTTAAAGGTGAATTTGTTATGGCCACTACGAATGTTAAGCATTTGAATGCCGATCAATATTTTTCTCATCCATCTGCTGTTCAACGGCGTTTTCCTTTTATTATAACTCCTTCGGTTAAAAAGGAATATGCTAATGATGATGGTTCTCTCGATTCTACCAAAACAAAGATCAGGGATGGTTATTATCCAGATTATTGGAATTGGACTGTTGAAAAAGTCCTTATTTCCAAAATAAATAATCCGTATAAGAGAGCACAGACAGAAATGGTGATAACCACTGATAATATAGTGGATGTCCTCAAGTGGTTCAATAATGCAGTTCTTACTTTTGATAATAATCAAAACCTAATAAAAAATTCTATTGATGCCATGAAAGATATTACCTTGTGTGAGAAATGTTTTTTACCAACCAATAATTGTGAGTGTGAAGTTCAATCTATTTCAGAATTTACTTTTAGATTCATTTTTTGGTCAGTTCTCATTCATACATGTCAATTTCTCTATTTTATATATCTCAATACTCTAGATGATATTGTGTATTATACTTTTGGTCGAACTACCGCTTTTTTATTATTACGTAGTAGGATTGCCCAGATTATTGGATATAATTTAGCTCACGATATGATACGTCGACGATGTCAGCAGATAGGTCAACGTATACAGCGTAATATTGGACATCCAAGGCTTCTATTGGCAGCTATCACTGTTTTGACCTCTGGAACGATAATTTATAAAATGTTATCATATGCTTTTGCAACAACTCAGGGTTCCATATCAGAAGAAACTGGCGTCAAACCCAAAGCCATGGATGAAGAGAAGGAAAATGTTTGGTATAAAAATTCTTTCGAATTATCCACCTTTGAAGTTTCTAAACAAATTTTATCATCAAAGAGCTTGACGCGTGATCAATTCATAAATATTATTAATCGTAATTGTATTTATATTGAGCTTGTTTTAGATAATGGAACTAAGAGTGTTGGTCGCATGTTGTGTTTGAAAGGACAAAAATATATGACCAATAACCATATTATTCCACTTATTGCTAAAACAAAAACTTTAAGAATTGTTCAACATGCAACCGCCTCTGGTGTAAATATGAATATGAATGTCATCATTTCCGAATCTCAAATTGTTAGAGATGTGAGTAACGATATTTGTATTGTGACCATACCTAATTTGCCCCCAAAGAAAGATATTACACCATATTTGACCGATGATAATCTCGATATCAAGACCAATGGTTTTTATCTTAGTCGTAATAATGATGGTTCTCTCAAAATCAACAATTTAACTTGTATAAAATCTAATGGATGGAGTGCGACACCCACTGAAGGGTTTAGTGGTTTAATTTGGTCAGCTACTGCATCAGAGAGAACAGTTAATGGTGAATGCGGAACTCTAATGGTTGGTGAAACTATCCGTGGTTTTGTCATATTGGGGATTCATGTCATTATTAGTCCTATTACTCGATGTGTTGGGGCTATTAAGTTAAATAATAAGATTATTGAGAATTTGCTTATAGAAGATATTTATACTATGCAAGCATCTGCACCCACATTATCATCTGCCACAGCTCAAAGAAATGTTGTTGATTTACATCCTAAATCTACATTTCGATATTTACCAGAAGGTTCTGCAGCAATATATGGTTCTTTTAGCGGTTTCAGACCATCACACAAATCTAATGTTGCTGTATCACCTTTGGTTCATTATTTGTCGCCACATGGTTATAAAATTAAATATGGTGCTCCAGTAATGTCCGGGTGGAAACCTTGGAATATTGCTGCTAATGATATGGTTAAACCAGTTGTCAATATTGATTTTAATATTCTTAAGCAATGCGAAGATGCTTTCTTTGAAGATATTATTGCAAGCGTGAAGAATTTGGATCAACTGCACGTATATGACAACTTTACAGCGATTAATGGGGCCGCTGGCGTTTCTTATGTTGATAAATTAAATAGAAATACTAGTGCCGGGAATCCTTGGAAGAAGGGTAAGAAACATTTTCTGATACCTATTTCTCCACAACATGATTTGCAAGATCCAGTGGATGTTACGCAAGAGATTAAAGACAATATTGATCGTATAATTTCAACTTATCATTCCCGTGAACGAGCAATGCCTAATTTTTGCGCACATTTGAAAGATGAAGCTGTCTCTTTTAAGAAAGTGGCTGCTGGCAAGACTAGAGTTTTTACCGGTGCACCTATGGATTGGACTATTGTCGTCCGCAAGTATTTGTTATCAACAATACGGTTGATGCAAACCAATCGAGAAATTTTTGAATCAGCTCCGGGTATTATTGCTCAATCTAAAGAATGGGATGATCTATACAAATACATCACCACTCATGGGAAAGACCGTATTGTTGCCGGCGATTACAAAGCATTTGATAAAACAATGGCATCAAATTTTATTTTATCAGCATTTAATTTAATTAAAAGATTGTGTATTAAGTCTGGTAATTTTTCACCCAATGATCTTAGTGTTATTGATGGGATAGCCCAAGATGTGGCTTTTCCGTTGGTTGATTATAATGGAGATCTTGTTGAATTTTTTGGAAGCAATCCCTCCGGACATCCATTAACTGTAACAATTAATGGTTTAGTTAACGCATTATATATGAGATATGTATATTATCAATTAAATCCTGAACATGAAGTAAAAACTTTTAAAAGTAATATTTCTTTGATGACTTATGGAGATGATAATATCATGTCTGTTAGTGAATCTATTGATTGGTATAATCATACCACTATTTCAAATTCGTTTGCGGAAATGGGTATCACATATACTATGGCAGATAAGGAGGCTGAAAGTGTACCATTCATTGATATTTCTCAAGCTAGTTTTCTTAAGCGTTCCTGGATTTTTGATGATGATGTGAAATATCATCTTGCGCCTTTGGAGCATGATTCCATTGAGAAAATGTTGATGGTATGGGTTAAATCCAAATCGGTATCTCAGGAAGAGCAAACAATAAGTGTCGTTACCACGGCATTGCGCGAATACTTTTTCTATGGTAAAGACACATATAATAAAAAACTTGCTCTTTTCAAGGATATGATCCATGATATGAAACTTGATCCTTGGGTGAATGAGAGTACTTTTCTGCCTTGGGAACAGTTAGTTTCGGAATTTTATAAAAATTCGCAAATTAAACGAGATGATTATCATCTCCGTGAGTCTGTAATTAACCTCACGTTAAACAAAGAATAATTATGGTTTTTCTGAACCATCCAGGGGTTAAAGCCTGGAAATTTGATTTAGTTTAATCCGCTATTTCATCTTATATAAGATTCCTAACAATAATAAGGCAGACCGTCCGTGTAAACGAGTCAACGTGTGCAATGAACGAATCATTGCTCCGCGTAAAGAGGAAATCTTTACAACTACTAATTCTTTTATCTCTACTGTTCCATATCTTAAAACAGATTATTCTGAGTACACAAGTGTTTCTGAACATGAACACCAGTTACAATCAGCACCTGTTACCGACAATAATGACTCGCATCCTGATAGTAATACCAAGCAAGAAAATATTGAGTTTTCTACTGCTGAGGCCACCAATTTGCTTGATATAACGACTCCTCTCCAAGAATATCATGTTGATCGGTCTACTATTGCACCATTAACAAATTTTTTGAGTAGACCTGTCCTTATTGAATCTTTTTCTTGGACGGAAAACACTGAGTTTGATAGAACGTTTTTTCCTTGGTATTTGTATTTCAATAACGCAACAATAAAATCCAAGCTAGATCATTATTTTCTTTTGCGTTGTAAATTGAAATTGAAATTTGTTATCAATGCATCACCATTTTACTATTCCTCTATTATGGTATATTATGCGCCTTTAAGCAATCCTGCTTCACCTGATGATTTTAACCCATGTCCAGTTGCAGATAATCTTTCAACCAAACAAATTTCTCTTTGTGCTTATAGTCAGAGACCTAGAACGTTCATATATCCTCAAACATCGGAGGGTGCTGAGCTTGTTCTTCCATTTTTCTACCATAAGAATTGGTTGAATGCTTCCTCTGCCAGTGATTTGAAGAATATGGGTTCTATCGGCATGAGAGATCTTTTTATGCCTCTTTTCAATGCTAATAGTGTTGCTGGAGGTGTGGTCGATATTCAGGTTTATGCATGGACTGAAGATCTTGAACTTGCTGGCCCAACTGTCGCTTTTTCTGTGCAATCCCAACCGATGAAAGATTCTGAATCTTCTGGGGATGAATACGGGAAAGGTCCTGTATCTGGGCCTGCTTCCGCTGTAGCCAATTTTACATCTACGCTTTCCAATATTCCTATTATAGGACCCTTTGCTACAGCTTCATCCATGATAGCTTCAGGTATTGGGAATATGGCATCACTTTTCGGGTACACTAATGTTCCCGTTATTTCTGATGTTCAAGCTTATAAAAATCAACCATTTCCGCATCTTTCAACAACCCACATTGGCGTTCCATGTGAGAAGTTGACCTATGATCCTAAGAATGAATTATCTATTGATCCTAAAATTACAGGATTAGATTTAGGTGATGAGTTGAACATTACTCACATGTGTTCAAGGGAAGCTTATTTAGATACGGTTCTTTGGCTATCAGCTAGTCCTACAGATACTCTTATATGGAATGCTAGGGTTGAACCTGGTTATATGTTAACAGCCACTGGTACCCAAGATTTAGTTCAAGGGACACCTGCTTGGATGGTTGCTAAATTATTTAAATATTGGAGAGGTGATGTTATCTTTAGGATAAAGTTTTTATGTACAAAGTATCATCGTGGTAGGGTCCGTATTTCTTGGGATCCTTATGGTGATGTTGCTGGTACTGCAGATTCAACTACGAAAGTTCATACTAAAATTGTTGATATAACTTCTGAAACTGATGTTGAATTCCGGATTCCATATACTCAAGAAACTTCATATTTACTTACACCTAGTACTTTATTAACTGAAAGCTTTTCTACTTCACCTATTACTAATGCTTATCGCATCAGCAATGGTGTTTTGACTATTCGTGTTTTGAATAAACAAACATCCCCAGTTGCTAGTGCACCTATAGGTGTAGTAGTATTTACTAGATGTGCTGATAATATTGAATTTTGTTGCCCTAAAGCTCTACCAAGTTCATATTATCCTTATGAAATACAATCAAAACCTATGTCTGATAGTGATGGACTTATTACACTTTCGTATGACAATCCCACTTCTTATGATATGGCTACACAATCTACAAAAGCTAATGATAATCTTAATCTTGTTCATATGGGAGAAAGTATCTATTCATTGAGGCAGATATTGCGGCGACAATCTTATCATTCTAGCCTCGCTTACAATGATGCAGCGATTGATCTTTTCACTATTTGGACCAGTACTAGACCTAGGTTGCCTACTTATCCCGGATATGATCCAGATGGGTTTCAGTCAGCCCAGGAAACTATAGGTGTTGGAACCGCTCCATATAATTTTTGTGAGTTTGTACCATTAAATTGGGTTAATCAATGTTTTGTTGGGCATCGTGGTAGTGTTATTTATAATTTTAATGCTTACAAGAGAAATAACCAGCCTATTAATAATTTATCTGTCGTTCGCTCAGCTTATTTACTTGGATCTTCTGTTTTTAATAACGCAAACACATCGTCTTCTTTGACATTTGATAATATTGCTTTTCGTTCAGCGAGAGATCGAGCAAGTACAGCTTTGGGTGTTTCTTTAACCAATCAAATTACTCAATCTGGTTTGAATGTATCCATTCCTATGTATTCTCCGTATAAGTTTTTAAGCAATAATGTCAATCAAAGAAATCTTGGAGAAGATGCATTGGATACTCGTAGTGATTCATATACAATTTCGAGTAGTTATATAACTAATTCTAATACTGCAGAAAGGACTAATAATTCTTTTATAATTGATACATATGTTGGTATAGGCACTGACTTTTCGCCAGTGTTCTTTTTAAATGTGCCCACTTTGTATTATAATTCTGTTTCTCCTGCTCCGTAAGATACATATTTTCTTTTGTTGCCAGCATTTTGAGTTGAAACTCAATAAAATTTCCGTTTGTAGACACGTAAAATCTATGAGTTGTAGCCTCTCTAAAGCTACTAGAAATACGAGCAGTGTATTTCTGCACTTTGGAAATAAAACCATGGTGTCCCGAC